CAAAGTAAACTACACTTGTGGCATACATGTGCATCACGATGTAACAGATATTGTCGTTCGAGGTAAAAAAGAAGGTGAAAAGTTTTTAAGCAATCTTATTAAATTTGTTGCTAAGTATGAGCACTTGATCTATAAGTTAGTTTCTCCTTCTAGATTAGATGATAGAAACTACAGCACTCCTGTAAGAAGAGAGTATTTTAGACGTAATGATACTGTTACTAGAAACAATCTTAAAACAATGTTAACAAGAGTTAAGAGAGATTGTACTAGAAAATACAGTCGTGGAAATTATATTGGAAGCACTCAACCATATCCTAGAGTTCAAATCAATAGAGCTTGTGGTCTTAACTTTCGTAACGTTTGGACAAGAGGAGCTGTTGAGTTCAGATACCACAACGGTTCTTTAAACTTTGATAAAATATCAAGTTGGGTTGCTGTTACTCAAGCTATAATTAATTCTGTAGAAGATACTAAAGCTGTACAAATGACTTATGTCCCTAATAACGTTAGTGGTTTTTCAAGCTTTAGAGGAGCTATAGGTTTTATCAGAAGAAGCGGAGTTGATCCTTCTGTGGGTTCTTTTAATAGATGTTCTGTAGTTAAAAAAGCAAATACATTCCTACAAAGAAGGTTTAAAAGCAATCTTTCAAGAATATCTGATTACGCAGCTCACAGTCAATACAGCTACGTAAAAGATGGTTTACAATTAAATAGAAGAATAGGAGCAGCATAAAATGTGTGGATTAGCAGGAGTTATTTTAAAACAAAAAGATAGAGATAAAGAGGCCCTCAATAGGGTCTCTAACTCTTTTTCATATATGTTAACAGAAGCAAATATCAGAGGAGGTCATGCTACTGGATTTGCTTTAATAGATAGACATGGTGATTATGTTATATGTAAAAAACCAAAAGAAGCAAAAGAGTTTTTTATAGATAAAGAAGTAAAAGAAAATATAGATCTAGTTTATGATGGTATTACTGTTATGATGGGTCATACTAGATTTGCTACTCTTGGTTCACCTAGTGTTAACAAAAACAATCATCCAATAAGGACTGG